CGATGATGGCGGCCACGTCCACACCAGGGCGCGGCGAGTCGGCGGCGTAGCCCATCGCCCACACGCTCACGCGCCAGGTCATCCAGATCGCCACGCCGAGCACCGCGCGGCGCACGATGCCGCGCTCATCGACAAACGTCCACCAGCGCCCGATCAGGCTCAGTATCGTGCTCATCGGCTCACCTCGGCTGGATCACGTAGGTATCGGTGCAGGTCACTGCGCGGACAGCACCGGTGCTGTAGGTGCGCCGACAGACCCCGAGCGCACCGTATAGACGAAAGGGGCCGAGCTGGCGCTCCCTCCGAACGTGCATTGCCCTGCCGTGGCCGAGGTGTTGCCGCACGAGGGGCCGGCGCGCTTGGCCGTCATGACAATGGTGTAGGTGCCGGAGCTGGTGAGGCTCGCCAGATCGCACTTCGGCTGCTTGCCGCCGGCCGGCGTGGTCACGGCAACCAGCGCGCAGGCGATCGGCGCGCCGCCGTTGATCGTGAATTCCGCCGCATCGGGCTGCGCCGCCGTCGCGGTGTCGGGGCCATACGGGTCGGCGGAGAGGAACGGCGCGGCCTGCGCGAGCAGCGGGCACAGCGCGGCGGAAAGCGCCAGCGCAACGGCGCGGCGGCGGGTGTTGCGGATGATGTTTTTCATTTCACGCCTCCTTTACAACCAGATAGCGCGTGCTGGTGAGGTAGCACTCGTGGCCTGTCATATCGGTCGGGTTGTTCAGTTCGATGGTTTGGGCCAGCTTGTCCGGCTCACCAGCCGGGTAGCCTTTATCCCACACCTCGACGACTACCTTGTATTGCGACAGGTCGGCATTTTCGATTCGAACTCGCTTTGTCATGGTCACACTCCTTCGAGCGCCTGGAAGGCGCGGTTGTAAAGCCGCACGCGATCGGCATGGCCGGCCATGGCCGGGCCGTTGATGCGGCGGGTGATGCGGTCGAACTGGCCGGCATCGGCCAGCGCGTTGCAGCCGTTGCGCCGCCAGTACCACGCGGCGCTGAGCGCGGCATAAGCGGGCTGGGCGACCAGATCCGGGTGCGCGACGATCGGCTCGCCGATGTCGGCGCCGAAGTCGGCATAGGCATCGCGCCCGGTAATCTGGATCAGCCCCCGGCCGCGAAACGCCCAGCCGTCGCCGCTCGCCTCGCTGCCGTTGCCCAGGCGATCGGCATAGACGTGGTTGGCGAGCTTGGCCGGCTGGAGCACGTACTGCATGGCCGTATCGTAGCGCGTGAAGCGGCTCGGGAAGATCACCATCAGCCGCGCCGGGTCGGTGTAGTTGAGGTTTTCTTCGAGGCGCTGGAAGCGCGCCGATTCGTGCGCCACCTGCGCCAGGAAAGCCGCCTGCCGTGCCGGCGTGTCGATGCCAAACTCTTGCATCGCCGCTGGCGATCTCTCGCACGTAGCGGAATGCCCCGCTTTCATGCCCGACCTGCGCCAGGAAGGCCGCCACGCGCAGCCGGCCAGTGATGCCCCAGGGCTGCATCACGTCGGTGAGCGGCCGCGCGATGCGGTTGGCATCTTCGGTGAGGCAGCCGGTGGCGGCGACGAGCTGGGCGGGGGTCATCGCAGATGCTCCTTTGCCCACTCGACGAATGCCCACAGCGCGCCGGCCGCGGCAACCGCCGTCATGCCGATCTTGGCCAGCACGCCGGCGCCGGCCCAGGCGCGCGCCATCGGCTTGAGGTCGGGCATCAGATCCTCGACGGCCACCAGGCGCCGGTCGATGTCCATCAGCAATTCGGTCTGCTTCTTCAGCTCTTCTTTTTGTTCGTCGAGTGCGCCCATGAGGACATCGATCCATGGGTTGTGTGATCGGCGCTCGCGGCCATCCCACCCAGGGGCGATGCGCCGATCCTCGGCCATATGGCGGCGTTCTTCGGTCATGCGGCCCTCATACGTTGGTGATGATCCCGAGCTGTGCCAGTGCGCTGCGCAACACAGCGTCCTGCGTGAGGCCGCCCACCACGCGCGGCGCCGGCTTGTTGTTGAAGCGCACGCCGTCCTTGCTCACGGCGATGCGCGGCACGCCGTCGGATCCGGCCAGCACCACGCGGCCGGCGCCGTCCTGCGCCTGCAGGATGAGATCGCCGCCGCCTCGGTGGTAAAGCCAGGCGTTGCCGTTGGCGCCGGGGCCGCCGATCATGCGCAGGCCGTAATCGGGCCACGCGGGGTCGCTCACGAAATCGACATACGCATAGCCGGCCGCGGTGCGGCCGTTGCCGATTTCCAGCCCGACCGGCTCGCCGCCGGCCCCGAAGCCCACCTGCGCGATGCCGCGCTGGATGGTGTGGCCGTGCTTGTCGATCACGAGCTGGTTGGCCCCCGCCGCATCGGCGAAGGCGAACAGGTAGCCGTCGATCCACTCGCGCGTGATCGGGTCGTAGCCGCCCGCCTCGCGCAGCAGGCGGATGTCGAAGCCGTGCGCCAGCGGGCTGATCACGTATTGCCCGCCCTCCGCCGCCGGCCCATTGGCGTAGTGCCCGATGCGGATGCTGTGGCAGCGGTTGAGCCGCAGCCCCACGCGGCCCTGCATCACGCCGAAGCTGTCCACCGCGAGGTGCGCGAAGTGGTTGGCATACACGCCCACGTTCTGATCCGGCGCGGCGGTGTTGTACGCCACGCCGGTGGCGCCGTCGGCGATCAGGTACAGCTCGCACACGCCGTCGAACTGGTTCGAATCGCACCAGCGCGCGAAGTCGATGCCGGTACCGCACACGCCGGCCGCCTGCACGCCGCTGAAGCTGTTGAGCGTGGTCACGGCCTTCGGGGCGCCGTTGCCGTCGTCATACCCCGCCAGGCGCACCAGGCTGCCGCAGCGCCCGGTCTGCACCAGGTTGTCGATGCGGTTGTAGGCGCTGTTGTAGTTGCCCCAGCGGTTCTGCGGGCCGGCGGCGTTGCAGTCGATGTCCAGCACCACGGCGGACGGGTTGTCGCTCGCCACCGCCACGTCGCGCAGCACGCACTGCACCGCGCTGCGCCAGCCGATTACGGTATCGGCGTCGCGCGAATCGATGTCCAGCCCGATGATGCCGGCATCTTTCAGCACGCCCGCGGCGGCGCTGCCGATCACGGTGCCCGGCCCGCCCGCCCACTGCAGGCAGGCGTTGCCGCTGGCCACCAGGCGCACGCCGTCGCGCAGGCGCAGCCCGTCGGTCACGTGAATGCCTTCGTCGAAGCCCACATCGGCGCCGATCGCCTCGGCGGCATCCAGCGCGGCGTCGATCGTAGGGAAGTCGCGGGCGTTGAGCGTGGTCATTTCCAGGCCACCCGCACCACGATGTCGAGGTTGGCCGCATTGCCGCTAATCAGCGCGCCCGTCGTTGCCGATTTGTAGGTCGGCGTGACGTTCTGCGTCAGGAAAATCTGCGTCGTGCTGCGCCCGGCGTCGATGTTGGTCAAATCCACCTCGTGGCCGATGGCCCAGCCGTTGTTCGCCACCTTCATGCGCCCGACCACCTGCACGAAGTCCGGCATGCGCGTTCCGCCGTGGATGACGGCGGCATACACCGCCGCGCCCGTCTGCAGCGTGATGGTCGCGGATTCGAAGCGCGTGATGTGCCCCGCCAGCCGCAGCGCGCCGGCCCCGCCGGTGAAGTTCACCGAACCGTCGCTCTCGTGCACCTCCACGCGCACGGTGTTGTTGGTCATGAGCCGCGCCTTCGCGGCATTCACGCTGCCGAAGTAGCTGCCGGCCGAGGCGCTGCTGAAGCACCCGCCCCAGCCGCCGCCCGCCGTGCTCACCTGGCGCAGGTAGGTGGCGCCCGCATTGGTCGTGGCCGCCTGGCGCGATTCGGCGAGCGCGCCGGTGTCGTTGTTGATCTGGTTGAGGCCGCAGATGCCGTTCTGGTCATCCTGCACCTCGAGCTTGTAGGTCGTCGGCGTGCGGCCGATGCCGATGCGCCCGCTCGCCTCGACGATCGTCGCGCTCCAGCTCGCGGCGGTGCCGTTGTTGGTGAGGAAGCGGCCCGAATTGCCCGTCATGCTCGGGATGCCCGCCCCGGGCGGGCCGGAGAGGCTCACCGTCCAGGCGGCGAAGGTGCCGCTGCCCTGCGTGGTCGTCACATTCACCACCAGCGCGCCGCTGCCGCTGGTGTAGGCGGTCACGTCGCCGGCCATCCACTGCGTGCCGTCGGCGGTGACGGCGATCTTCACCGTCATGCCGATGACAATATTTTTTCCCGTCTCGATGGTGAGCGACTTCGATCCGGTGCCGATCGCCAGGCTGGTCGTGCTGCTTGCCGAGGTCGAGGCGCCGGTCACCGCCGAGGCCGCCGCGTTGCTGGCCACGAGCGCATTGCTCGCCACCTGCGCGGCCACGGCCACCACGTCGGAGAGCGCCTGCACGAAGCGCGTGCGGTGGCCGCCGTTGGCGAAGCCGGTGGTCGGGTCCGCGTCGTCGGTATAGACGTGGCCGTTGATGGTGACGGTGGTCACTACAGGATCTCCTTGATCTCGAGCGTCGAGCGGGTGCGGTCGGTCATCGCGTGTTCCAGCGGCGTGAGCTTGGCGATGCGGCCGAGCATCGCGCGGCGCGGCATGTTGGCGGCATCGGACGGGTCGGGAATCACCAGCAGCTCGCCGGTCTGCCCGAGCTGGCGCTGCATCTCGATTAGCCGGTTGTAGCCCTCGGACTCGGAGAGCCAATCGAGCGTGAGCCGATGCACGCGGAATTTCGCGCGGCTGTCGAAAAACTCGGTACCGCCGAGCGATTCGGCCACGCCCGACCGATCTTCGTAGCCGAGCTGCGCGCCGTAGCTGTAGTTGGCCGCCGGCTGCCACACGTCGCTCAGGAACACGCGCCCGGCCTGCAGGTAGCCGTCGGCATTGCCCGGGTCGTGCAGGGTGATGCGCCAATAGCGCGCAATCTCCGCCGCCGGCAGCAGGTGGATGCACGGCGCCTGGTAGCCGGCGCGCGCCTCGGCGCTCACCGTGCCGAGCCAGAAGTTGTCGTCTTCCCACTCCAGCAAGTCGGCGTCGACCACGCCCGAGGGCCACACGTTGAAGAAGCCGGAGTCATACACGCCGGCCGTGAAGCCGGCATCGGTGGCGCCCTCCACGCGCAGCGTGGCCACCACCGACAGGTTGTGCGCCACCAGCGCCACCACGCCGATGCGCCGCGCCTGCCCGAGGTCGATCACGATGTCCGGGTCGCTCAGCAGGCTCATGTTCGAGCGCGCCACCGTGGCCAGCACGCGGCTCTGCAGGTTCGCCAACGGCAGCGTCGCCTGCCAGGTGCCGGACGACGACAGCGTCGCCTCGTCGATGCGGTTCGGCCAGCCGAAGACGATGTTCTTCTCGCCGAGCAGCGGGTCCATAACAATAAGATCAGCCACGCCACGACCTCCCTGCAGCCACTGCCGACCGCGCTGGCCAGTATTCGCTGGCCCCGATTGACGGGGCATTTTTGAACGGCGCCCGGCGCCGATCCTGCATCAGGGCCACCCATGATCCCGCGCCGATCAGCGGCGACCCCGCGAGCGGCGCATCGTCAGCGCCTAGCAACGGGTCCGCCACAATCGACGCGCCGCCCAACGACGACGACCCGCCCGTATAAGATGCATTCGTGGTATTGCCGAAAAAGCAGTTGTTGTTTTCCACCATGTTGATGTGTCGCAGCAGGCCGGTTGCACAGGCAAGGAAGACGTTATTGCGCAGCGCCGTTGTTGCATCGTTTGCTGTACCGTAGAAGCCTGTTCCGCAGGCGCGCATCACGTTGTGATACACACGCTGAGCTGCCGCACTCGATGCCAGTCGAATCCCGTAATTCGACCCGATCACCCGGTTGCATGCGATGAGCGCACCAGACGCGCTCACTGCGTAGATGCCGAAGTCGCCGCCCTCCACCACGTTGCCGACACAGACAATGCCCGGCGCGTCCAGGTACAGCGCGGTGTGGTTGGTGAACACCGGCGAGCGCAGCACATTGCGCTCGAAGATCATGCGCTGTGTCGCGCTTGCCCCATTGACGACGATGGTATTTTTAGCGTTTCCGACCGAGGTGTGATCGACAACGTTGTCATGCACCCATGCCCCGCTGAAGTCACTTGCGCCGGCGCCACCGAACTGGATGCCGTCGCCAAACTCACCGGCGCGCCCGGCCGCCTGCTCCGTCGCCACATTGGCAATCGTGCAGCGGCCGATTTCGATATTTCTCGCCCGTACCCATATACCGTCGGTGGCGATGTTGCTGATCTCGCTATCGATGATCTTGTTTCCATCACCAACCAACGCGATGCCATTGCAGTCGTTTGCCAAATCAGAGAGCACACCGTCGATCTTGACGCGGCGTATAGTCCCATTCACTGCGACCGTCTCTGATGATCCGGTCGTGGCATTGACGATGCCGCGGCGCGACGTGCCGCTGGCAACGTTGCCGATGTGGAGGTCTTCGATAATCCAGCCGGCGATGTTGGTCCCCACATTGACGCCGCGCGACACGCCCGCACAATTGATATAGGGCCGCTCTCCGATGCCATAGGCGCCGACGCGGACGTTGTTGGCCGGAATGTTGATCGCCTGCGTTCCGGCTGGCGCTACCCACACCTTCCCGCGATTCAGCAGACACACGTCGCCCGCCACAAACGTCACCGAGGACGGGTTCTTTTTTGGCGTATCCGTCGACGTGCCATTATTGCCGTCGCTACCCGCATCACCGTCGAAGTAGTACGTCGTCATCAGTTCAGCACCGACGTGCCACCAAGCACGGACCACACGCACGACCCCGATCCTGTGGCATTGATGTAAAGGCCGTTCTGCAGCGCCACGGCATTTCCACTGTCGAAGACGATCTGCTGATTGACGCCCACCGCGCCGGCCGCATAGCCGACGACCGGCCCCCCGCTGCCGTCAGTAAAGACAACCCCGCCCGAGACCGTTCCCGACTTCAGCCTTACCGAAGTCACAAACGCCCCGGCCGGGTGACCCACATCGGCCTGTGCCGCGCCTGTTGCGAGGCTGGCCGTATCCACCGCCACCGATCGCTGCCCACCCCACTGTCGGTTCAGCGAATCATCCCGACCGATGCCGCTGGTTTGATCGACGACCGCGGCGAGCCCTGGCTTGTTTTGACCCTGCATCGTCACGACCTCCTGTATTGGCGAATCAACACCACGGTGCTCGCGGTGGCAATGAGGCTGTATGCGTCGAACGTCGACTTGTCGGCCTGTCCGATCAGCGCCCCCGGATCGACGCGCGCCGGGTCGAGGCTCATCGCTGCGTCATAGAGCAGGCTGGTTACGGTACCGCCGTAAGCCAGTTTCACCACGTTCGCGGCGGCCTGATCGTCGCGGATCTTCATCTCGACGATCTCGGTCGTGGCGTCGATGCTGCTGCTCGCCGCTGCCATCAGTGCGGCGAGCGTGCTGGCGCTGGTACCGACAGTAATCGCGACCAGGCTGCCCACCGGGGCAAGCGCCCGTCCGCTCATGAAATCGTCGGTACTGGCGGCGCGCATCTCGCCGGTGGCGGCGTCGCGCAGGTAGAGGTGGGCAGCGCTCATGTCATCCCCATAAAGTCAAATCGATCTGGTTGAGCCGTAGATCCGGCTGCATGCCGATCACGCGCAGCAGGCGGCCGGCGGCGAGGCCGAAGCGCGGCAAGGTCACGCGCACCACGGCGCCGAGGTCGAGCGCGGCGATCAGCGCCGGGTCGAGCGCCACGCGCGCCTCGAAGCGGTCGCGCCGCGCCTTGTAGATGCCGTGGCGGCGCCCGCACTCGGCGTCGGCATCGGCGGCGGCGGCCAGGCGCGTCTCCCACGCGAGCTCGGTGGCGAGCAGGTGCGCGGTCTGGACGCCGGCATCTTCGGCCACCGCCTTGCGCGCCGGTTCGGCCAACTCGGCGCGGCGCGTGGCGCTCACGCTGCCGGCAAGATCGCTGGTCTGCACCGTGCTGTTCGGCCGGTAAGCCAGCGTGGCGCGCCAGGCGGGCACGCCCGCGCCGGTGTCGGCGGTGGGCACGCGGTCGAAGCTGCGGATGTTGCTGTCATCGAGTTCGGCCACCGGGGTGCCGGCCGGCAGGTCGAGCCGCGCGATGCGGAACACGCCGGTACGGTCGAAGCCCCACCATGCGCCCACGCTGGCGGCCACCGCGTCGAGCGCGGCGCGGCAGGTCGTCTCGTCGCTGACCCACAGGCACAGCTCGGCGGGGGCGGCGGCATCGAGCGCGGCGATGTCGGCGGCCGAGACGTCGCCGCTGGCGATGCCGCCGGGGCCGGTGACGATCGCCTGCGCGATCTGCGCCGCCGTGCGGTTGGCCGCGGCTGCGCCGGCCGTGGCATCGGCCGTGATCTCGCCGGCCGGGCTGCTGCCCAGGCGGAAGCAGCCGCCCGCCGGCCAGGCGCGGAAGGTGGCTGCCGCCGGGGCGGTGGTCTCCATGTCGCTCTGGCTCGTGTAGTCGGTGCCCTTGGTGAGCGCGGCGCCGCGGTCGTACACCGCATCCACGCTGGCCAGCGCGGCATCGCTCACCTGGTAGATCAGGCGCGAGGTATTCACCAGCGGCGGCGCCACGTTGAAGCCGTAGCCGTACAGGCGCGGCTTGACGCGGCCCTTGATGTCGGTGGCCACGCCGTCGAGGCCGTCCGGCAGCTCGTTGGTGCCGCCGTAGCGCGTGGCGCACACCGGCACGTCGAGCGCGGCCTGCCGGTCGCGCAGGCGGATCGGCATCTCCTCCCAGCGCGGCAGCGGCTGCTCCATCGTGCCCTTGATCACCGTGGTCCAGGTCGGCGCCTGCCACGGCCGCATGTGCCCGGCGAGGATCTCGATCTCGCGCCCGTCGAAGCCGTAATCCAGCAGCGCGTCGAGCGCGCCGTCGGCATTGATCAGCACCAGCTCGCCGTAGCCCACCTGCGATTCGCCGCCGGTGGCGCCGCGCGCGAAGCAGTCGCGCCGCATCGATGCCGGCTGGCGGATGCGCGGGTCATACGCCACATGGGCGGCCACGCCCGGCGGGCGGTATGCCGCATCGGTTCCGGTGACGAAGGGCGCGTCGGCAAAGCGCAGCGTGACCTCGGCGCCGGCCAGCGGATCCCACGCCTTGATGTGGGCGAGGTAGATCGTGCTCATGCGAACAACCCCGCCTGAACGCCCACCTCCGGCACGCAGGCCGGCGAGCACCACACCGTCTCGCTCGCTGCGTTGGCGACCGCCTCTTCGCTTAGCGCGTAGCCCTTGCGCGCCGTCCATTTGCGCGCCGTGTAGCCGTGCGCGAGCAGCGCGTCATGCTCGCCGGCATGCCCGCACACCACGATGCGCAGCAGCGGGTTGCCGGCGTTCTCGATGGCCCATGCCTGAACGTCGCGCGCCAGATCGCCGCCCACGCCGCCCGCGCTGTAGTCCATCTCGCCCTTCGTGTAAGGCGGATCGAGAAACACGCCGGTCATGCCGTGCCGTACCGTGACCGACTCCGTCACCACGCGCGACCAATCGCCGCACGCCACGCGCACCTCGCGCAGCCGGCCATGCAGGCGGGCGAACCAGTCGAAGATGAAGGCGCGCCGACCGCCCTTCCCTGCGTTGCCGAGGTGCGGGAGCTGCCGGTTGATGCCCCGCCCTGCGTCCCCGAGATGCGGGAGCTTGCGGTTGATGCCCTGCCCTGCCGAGAGGTGCGGGAGCTTCCGGTTGATGCCCCGCCCTGCGTCGCCGAGGTGCGGGAGCTTCCGGTTGATGCCCTGCCCTGCCGAGAGGTGCGGGAGCTTGCGGTTGATGCCCTGCCCTGCCGAGAGGTGCGGGAGCTGCCGGTTGATGCCCCGCCCTGCCGAGAGGTGCGGGAGCTGCCGGGAATCGACCAGCGTCTCACCGTCATGAACCCACGGCCCATCACCCGAGCACCAGCCAGATCCGATCCAGTTGCACTGCCCCCACACCCACCAGCCCGCCATGCGCGGATCGCACCAGTCCGGGTCGGCATGCAGGCGGTCCAACAGGCCATCGCGGCTGCGCACGAGCAGGGAATGCCGGGCGAATAGATCCACCTCATTGCACGGCCAGTCGGCAGCGTCCGCCGCGGACTCGGGATCGCTCTTGATCGCGCGCCAGAAGTTTGCGACAAAGCCGTCCGCGTCGTTGATCGCCTCGACCTTCGGGTCGTGCGGCCTTGCCAGCAGCATGGCCGCCGAGCCGGCGAACGGCTCCACGTAGTTGTCGACGTCGCCAAGCGCCTGCCATACCACGTCAGCGGCGCGCGACTTGCCGCCGAACCAGGGGAAGGGGGCGACGAGCGGACCGGATGACATCGTGCTCATGCCGCGTTGCGCAGCCGCAGTTCGGCCGCCTGTTCGGCGCTGGTGCGCTCGAGGCGCGCGAGCCGGGTTTCGAGGCGCGCCAGCGCGTCGGTGTTGGCGCGGGTGCCGCGATCGATGGCGGCCACGATCGGCGCCGGGTCGAGCGCGCTGCGCGTTTCGCCGGCGTTGAGCACGCGCACCGGGGCCGCGCTGTAGATCAGCTCGGGGCCCGCTTCGCCGGCCATGAACAGGCCGCTGGCGGTGCCGCCGCTGGCGTAGCCGCGCACGCCGCTGCGCGTGCCGACGCCGATCACGCGCTGGAGCAGCGCCTCGACGGCGGCCAGGTCGGCGCTATAGCCGGCGCTGCTGGCAAACCAGCCGCGGCTGGCTTCGAGGAACTGCTGCGCCACGCCCTGCAGGCTCTGCATGGCGGCCAGGTCGCCGAGCGCGGCGCGCTTGCCGGTGGCCTCGAACGCGGCCTTGGCGGCGGCGTACTGCGCCTCGGGGCTGAGGTCGGAGTACGGCCCGCTCTTGAGGCCCGCGAGAAAGTCCTTGAGCGACTTGGTGACGTCGCGGAAGGCGTCGCGCGTTTGCTGCGCGGCCTGGCGCGCGGCTTCGGCGGCGGCGTTCTGGGCGTCGATCTGCTCCTGGGCGGCCTGCTGCGCGGCGTCGCTGATTTCGGCGAAGGCCGGCGCGATCTGCAGCAGGCTGGCCCACAACTGCCGGCCGGAAGCGGTGCTGAGGTCGAGCCCGTCGACCAGCGCGCGGAACGCGGCCTTCGAGGCCGGCACCGCGACGTTGAGCGCCTTGAACTGCTCGGCGAGCTGGCTCTGCGCGATGCCCAGGCGCTCGCTGTCGGTGTAGAACGCAGCGTAATACGCCTGCATGGCGTTCGATGCGTTTTCGATGCTGCCCATGGCGGCGACGATGTCCACACCGACCTCGACGATGCTGATGCCGAGGTTGTCGAACAGCGGCTTGAGGCTGCTGATCCTGGCGAGCTGCGCAATGCGCGCGTTGAGGTCGTCGAAGCTCAGCGCGGCGAGGTCGACGTGCTTCACCAGGTCGTCGAGCAGGCCGGTATCGAGCAGGCCGAGCAGCGCGGTGGTCTGCTCCTGCGTGAGCTTGGTGAGGTAGTCGGTCGCCCCGCTCAGGCTCTTGTCGAGCACGGCATTGACTTCGGCGCCGAGATCCAGCTCGCGCAGGCCGGCGAGCAGCCCCTGCTGCGCGGCGAGGCCGAACTGTTCCATGCCCTTGCTGGCGTCGCGGCTGAAGCGGCGCAGGAAGTCGGTGACTTCGCGCCCGCCGGCATCGAGGATGCTGAAGCGCCCGCGGCTCTTGTCGTCGCCGTCGGCGCTGAAGCCCACGCCAACGGTGTAGCCGCCGCCGAGGCCGTACTTGCGCGTGATCGAGTTGAACTGCGTGGCGAGGTTGGCGGCCAGCGGATCGAGCGCCTTGGCGACGTCGGCGTTGTAGCGCTTGGTGAAGTCGCTCTCGTGGAATTGCTGGTTCTGCCGCGGGTCGGCATAGAACGCATCGATGCCGGCCTGCGTGCGCGGGCTGGCGGTGTAGCCCTCGCCGCCGAACACCACGGCGCCGGCATGCGGCGTGCCGCCCTTGGCAAGCGCGGAGATGGCGACCGCGATGATGGCGAGGTAGGGCGCGATGGCGCCCAGCGCGTAGCCGAAGCCGGCCGCCGTGCCGGTGCCGGCCGCGCCGATGCTGGCGGTGGTGGCCGAGAGCGAGCCGAACGACGACAGCCCGCCCGCCAGCCCGGCGCCGAACGAGCCGATCGACGTGCCGGCAAACAGCGAGGCGCCGGCCGAGACCAGCCCGGCGGTCCCGCCGAAGGCGCTGCTGATGCCGTTGGTGGCCAGTGACGTGCCGAGGTTGCCGTAGCTGCCGCCGCCGCTGTTGCCGTTGATGAGCCCCGCCGCGTTGGCGTTGCCGCCGGTGAGCGCATTGACCGCCGCGCCGGTGACGCCGGTCACCACGCCCTGCACCGCCAGGCGCAGCACGGTGGTTTTGAACAGGTTGCGCACCGAGTCGAGGAAGTTGCGCGCGAACGACTTGCCGCCCTCGAACCCACGCATGATCGAATCGGTGAGGGCGTTGCCGATGGAATCGAGGATGCGGCTGTATTCGTCGGCCGCCTTGCGCGCCGATTCGAACTCGGCGCTGCGCGCCCCGCCCTCGCGCGTGAGTTGTGCCTTTTCGCGCAGGGCGGCGGCCTGCTCGCGGTAGAGCTGCACCAGCTCGCCGCCGATGCCGACCGATTCGATGTCGGCGGCCTGCTGCTCCTTCTGCACCGCCAGCGCCTCGATGCGGGTCGCCTGCAGTTCGGCGAGCGCGCGGCCTTCGAGGCCGATCTCTTCATTGCGTTCGCGCAGCGCCTCGTTGGCTTCGCGCAGGGCGTCGCGCTCGCCGACGATGCCGGTATAGGTCTGGTTGTACGCGTCGCGCTGCTGCGCGGCGGCCTTCTCGGCGTCGGCATACGCCTTGTTGCGTTCTTTCACCATGTCGATCTCGTTGTGCAGATCGCGCGAGGTGTAGTGCTCCCATTCGGCTTTCAGATCCTTGGCGGCCTTGGCCGCCTTCTTGCCTTTCTCCTCGATGTTGGCAAGGCCCTGGTTGAGCGCGGCCAGCGCGGCATTGAAGTCGGGCGTGCCCTGCGCCACGCCCTTGACGGCCTCGGCGTATTCCTGAAGCAGCTTGCGGCGCTCGGCGAGCTTGCGCTGCGCGTCGGACTGCACGGCGGCGCTGCCAAGGAAGTCGCCGAGCGCGTTGTTCACCACCGGGGCCTGCGGCTTGCCGTCGCCGGCACCGGCTTTTTCGAGGCGGCGTATCTTTTCGATCAGCGCGACCTGCTCGCCGTAGAGCCGGTTGACTTCGGCGATGTCGCCCTGGCGCTCGGCATAATTCATGTCGCCGGCCAGCTTTTCCGAGCGCGCCTTCAGGGCAGCGAGGTTGTCGGTGAGCGGCTCGGCGAGGAACTGGCGCAGCCCGACCTGCTGCAGCCGGTTGAATGCCTGCACGAGGTTGAGGATGCCTTCCTGCGCCAGGCTGGTGACCGATAGCTTGAGTGCGTTGAATTGCTTTTGCAGGCGCTCGGCTTCGGCGGCCTGCTCGGCGGTGATGCGCGAGGCGATGCCGAGGTTGTCGCCGTAGTCCTTGATGAACGGCGCGATTTCCTTCCACTGCTTGCCGTAGAGGGCCAGCCCGATGGAGGTCTTGCCGGCGCCGTCGGCGAAGCTGTTCATGGCCTTGGCGACGGCTTCGAACTGCTTGTCGGGCGACTGCGCGCGGAGCTCGGCAACGTTGAGGCCGAGCTTGCGGAACGCCTCGCCTGCGCCCTTCGATTCTTCGTCCACGCCGGCCATGGCCTTGCTCAGGCGCAGCAGCGCGGTTTCGACGACGCCGGCATCCTGCCCGCCGATCTTCGCCACCTGGGTGAAGCGGCTCAGGCTCTCGACGCTGGCGCCGGTGGCTTCGGCCATGTCGTCGAGCGCGGCGGCGCCATCGATGGCCTGCTTGGCGAAACTCGCCACCGCGCCGGCGGACAGGCCGATGGCGATACCGCCGAGCGCGGTCTTGACCGTGTCGGCGGCGCGCGCCATGCGCTTTGCATGATCGTCGACCACGCGCGCGGCGTTGCCCATGTCGGTGCGCAGGCGGGCGACATCGGCGCCCAGCTCGACCAGCAGCTCACCGACCTTGATCGACATGGTTGTGCTTTCCCAGGGTTTTGAGGAATTCGCGGTCGAGCCGGCGGATGACGCCGGCTTCCCACGGGGTCAATTGCAATTGCATCAGGGCGGACCAGTCGCACAGGTCTCGCCAGGTGAGCGGCGCCCGCCCGAAGCCGGTGCCGCCGCGGCCTTCGCTCAGTTCGCAGAACGCCTGCCAGAGCCAGTCGAGGCCGGGCGGCAGGGGGTCGGTGTTCAACTCGTCGGGCACGACGCCGGTCATGCGGGCGGCGGCCTGCAGGTGCTCGCGCACCGTGCTGCCGTCGCCGGCCCCGGCGTCGCGGTTCAGCTCGAACTGGCTGCGCGCCCAGTCGATGAGGTGCTCGACGAGTCCTGAATAAAAAGGTCGCGGTCGTCGAAGGCCGCCTCCATTTGTGCGCGAATCCAGCCGACGCGGGTATAGAGGTCCGCCGCCGCCTCGGTGCTGAACGGCAGCGGTGTGCCGTCTTCGCCGGTGAGGCCGGACCAGCCGAGCGTGCAGCCGGCGAGCAGTTCGATGCGGTCGGCCTCTTCGGTCTCCGGATCATCGAGCTTGAGCTTGCCGGTGCGTTCGAGCTTGCGCCGGATGCGCCGCGCGCGATCGGCGAGGATGGCTTTGCGCTTGGGGTGCTCCGGCCCGGCAATGGTGATGGCAGCCCCCAGCGGGTTGCGCGTGACCGGGTGCAGCAGCTCGACGTCGGCGTCGTGCTTGTCGGTGATGTCCTTGAACGGGTTCATGGATGTCCTTGGGTGGGGCGGCGCGGGTTGCCGCGCCGCTGGTGGGGTGGTCAGGCGAGCGTGTCCTGCACCATGAGGGTGGTCTGCTCGCTCGAGGTGCCGCTGCCGCCGCTGCCGTTGAACAGCGCCTGAAACGGAAAGGTGCCCTGCAGGCCGCGCTCGCCGTCGTTTTTCTGCGCACCGCCGAACTTGATGCGCGGCAGCGTGACGGCGAAGAAGTTGGCCGCGGCCACGTTGCTCTCGGTCATCACGGCGAGAAGCGCAACTTCGGTCTCGTTGAGGAACGCATCGCGCAGCGTGGCGTCTTCGAACAGCGCGGTGAGCTGGCCGCTGACGTTGACGCGGCCGGGGAAGATGGCCGGGCTGGAGTTGGATCCGACGACCGCCTCGCCGCTGTAGCCGCCGGCCACGTTGAGCGTGAGCCCGGTGACGGTGGCGATGGCGGACCCCCCGACGACCAGCAGGCCATTGGCCGCCGCGAGCACGCCCGAGGTAGTGGCCGCCGTCGGGCTGGTGTAATACGCGGCCGTGGCGGCTGTGATGTCCTTGCCCTTGAAGCCGATGTCGATGCCTGCGATGCCGGTGGCCGGCATGTTGAGCGCAATGGTGTCTGCCTTGCAGCCGGTGAAGAGTTCGGATTGCGCAATGTCGGCGTACCAGTGCTCGATGGCGAAGCTGCGGTCGAGGTGGCCGGTGGTCGGCACGTAGGTGGTCTTGCCGGTTGCGGTGGCGGTACAGGAGGCGATCGGCCCTTCGGCCTGCATTGCCGATCCGTTCATCGTCATCACCGTGGCGATGGTGGCGGTGAGACCGACGATATACAGGTTCTTGTTGATGTTGTTGGCATGGAGGGTGCCGACCGACAGGCGGATGCCCATGCCGATCTTGAAGCCGTCGGTGAGCCAGGAACCGGCGCCGCGTGTGACGGTGTAGGTGGGCCCCGTTCCAGCAATGGTGAGCGACAGGCCGGGGGCCGCAGTGACGGCGGCGAAGTCGCGGCGCAGCGCGGCGGCGATGAAATCCTTGTGCGTGCCGCACGAGAGTTCGCCGCGGATGCTGCCTTCGACGCGCCGGCCGCCGTGGCGGAAGTCGCTGATCTGGTAGTCGGCGCGGATCTCGTTCGACTGGTAGGTATCCTTGACCAGATCGATCGAGGACTCGACGCGGCGCATCAACTGCGCGCCGCTGGCGCCGGGCGCGGAGCCCCAGGCGGATTCTTGCTTGTAGCGCAGCTGCTTGGCGACGCCGGATGCGATGGCCATGACGTTCTCCTACGGGTGGTGTTGCGGAATCAGGGGTTGGTGATGACGGTGAAATCGAACGACTCGTGATAGACCTCCATCGAGTCGTCGTAGAGGCTCGGGCCGCCGTAGGGCCCGATGATCGCGGCCACGCTGATGCCGCCGAAGCTGCCCCACTGGCGCTTGAGCGCGGGGCCGACGGCGTCGAGCACGGCCTTGACTTCGCTGCGCGTGCGGCTGAAGGCGCGCACCTCGATGCGCGCGTCGGTGCCGGACGCGGGGTAGCTGTCGATCGGGCTGCTGGCGATGGTGTTGATCAGCAGCGCCGGGTAGGCGACGTTCTGCGGCAGCCGGCCGGCATAGATGCGCGCGGCCGGCACCAGCGCGGTGACGGGGGCGGCGGCATCGAGCAGGGCCTTGACGGCAAGTTCGACATTCATCGGCGGGCTTCCTTGTCGAGCCGCGCGCGCACGTAGTCGGCGATGGCGCGCAGGGCGTCGTCGGCACTGCCTTCGAAGGCCGGGCGCAGAAACGGCTTGTCAACCGCGCCGGGGTGATCGACGACCTCCTTGGCGATGCCGGCAAAGAACAGGCTCTTGCGCGCCCTGGGCTTGATCCAGTGGCGGCGGGTGCCGAACTCGACGAGGTGGGCGTACCACGCCTTTTTGTCGCCGGCCTTCAGGAATGCGGAGACGCGGCCCCGCTTCGCGCCGGTGCGCACGCGCAGCGAGGCACGCAGGTCGCCCGACTTGACCGGCACACGCGCCCGGGCCGCCTCGAGGAAGACCTTGCCGCCGGCACGCAGCGCGCCGCGCAGGATGTTGCGCTCGAGCTTGGCGGGCAGCGCCTTGAGCGCGGCATCCAGCTCGCGCCCGCCCTTGATGCCGCGATCGTTCATTGCAGTTCCCGGCACATGAGTTGCAGGAATTCGTGGCGCTCGCGCCAGTCGATCACGGCGGTGATGTCGAAGAGCCGTCCGGCCCATGCCACGCGCATGGCGGTGTCGATTCCCGCCCGGTAGCGGATGGTGATGCGCTGCATCTGCTCGGCCTGCACCTGCGCGGCGGCGAAGAACTCGCGACCGGAGAGCGGCTCGACGGCGGCCCATACGGTGGCGACGTCGCTCCAGCCTTCGACGGGGGTGCCGTTGGCGTCCTGCGTGATGCCATGCGACTGCAGGGTGACGCGCTTGTTGAGGCGCCCGGCTTCGAGGCTCATCACGCGGCCGTGTCGCCCTTGACGCGCAGGACGACGTTGTCGAGGTTGTTTGCGGCTGCGGCGGCGCTGATGGTGCGGCGGACCCAGACGGCCTTGTGCTGGCCGGCGGGGATGTTGCCGATGGAGAGCGCCGCGCCTTCGGTAGCCGGGGCGCTGAAGGTGACGCCGCTGGGGGCGGTGCTTTCGTTGGCGACGGTCTGCTCGGTGCCGTTGACCGCGCTGGTGCCGAGGCCGATGTCGACCGTGGTGTCGGATGCGGGCGTGTTGGTCTGCACCCAGATGACGGCGTTCTGCAGCGCGAGCGTGGCGTGCGCGTTGTGCACGTAGAAGCAGCGGTATTCGACATCGCCCGCGCTGCTCTCGGCGCTGGCGACCTGGTCGAACAGGTTGTGCAGGCTGGCGGCGGTGATCTCGGTGCTGCTTTTGGCGCCGCCGAGCGAGGCGTTGGGGTCGCTGTTGGCGGCGCCGCCGGAGAGGCGGAAGTCGATGTCTGCGGATACGATGGGCATGCGGATCTCCTAGTGGGGCCGGCGCCCGTTGGCGAGGGCGCGCGGCCGGCTGCTGCTGTGCGCTGCGGGACGGGTGTTCTGGTGTTGCGTGCCGTGCGGACGGGCCAGCACGACGACTTGTCCGATGGACCAGCGCAGGTCGGCATCGGCCTCGATGGCGGCGAGCGCCGACCAGCGCAGGTCGGCATCCGCCTGCGCGGATGTCAGCAGGCCCCAGCGGGCATCAAGCTCGGCCTGCGCGGCGTTGAGCAGAGCCCAGCGCGCATCGAGGTCGGCGTTGACACTGCCGGCCGCCTGCCACTGCATTTCAAGATCGGCCTGCGCGGCCGCGATGGCGGACCAGCGCAGGTCAATATCCGCCTGCACCGCGGAGAGCGCGGCAAGCACTTGCCAGCGCAGGTCGGCATCCGACTGCACGCCGGCGAGGATCGACCAGCGGGCGTCGAGGTCGGCTTGCGCGGCGCCGAGCAGGCCCCACCGCAGATCCGCATCGGCCTGCGCGGTGTTCAGCAACGACCAGCGGGCGTCGAGGTCGGCCTGTACAGCGCTGACGGCGGCGAGCACCTGCCACTGCAGCTCGACATCGGCCTGGGCGGCGGCGAGCAGCGACCAGCGGGCGTCGAGGTCGAGTTGCGCGGCGTTGAGCAGGCTCCAGCGCAGGTCGGCATCGGCCTGCACGGCACCGAGCACGGACCAGCGGGCGTCGAGATCGGCCTGCGCGGCGGCGACGACGGCCCAGCGCAGATCGGCATCCGCCTGCGCGCTGCCGAGCAGTGACCAGCGCAGGTCGGCATCGGCCTGGGCGGCGTTGAGCAGGGCCCAGCGGGCATCCAGGTCGGACGTGACGCTGCCGGCCATTTGCCAGCGTAGGTCGGCGTCGGCCTGCACGGCGGCGATGACGGCCCACCGCGCGTCGAGGTCGAGCTGCGCGGCGTTGAGCAGGCTCCAGCGCAGATCGGCATCCGCCTGCGCGCTGCCGAGCAGCGACCAGCGGGCATCGAGATCCGACTGCACGGCCGCGATCGACGACCAGCGCAGGTCGAGGTCGGCGCTGACGGTGCCCCCCGCGCTGCCGGTACCGCCCACACCATGCGCGCCACCCACGCCGGGGCTGGCGCCGGTGTCGCCGACCTTGAGCAGGGGCACGGGCGCGGCGCCGCCGGCCGCCGCTTCGCGCAGCGTGATGACGATGGTATCGGCGTTGTTGGGCGTGCCGCCGGTCGCCGTGAGGCTGGCGGTGACGGTCTGCGTGCTCGATAGAATCTTGTAGGCGCAGCCGACGGTGATGCTGGCGCCGTTGTTGACTTCGCCGAGTTCGGTGAAGCCGTTGCCCCAGGAGAGCGCGCTCGGGCCGCCGCCGCTGGAGAAAAAGTCGCCGAAGGCGAGCGCCAGTTCGTTGGCCTGCGCCGTGGTGCCGGTGGTGTTGCTGTCGTAGGTGCTGGTGGTGTCGGTCAGCCAGGCGACGGACTGGTCGAGCAGGCCGCTGGCCGCGCCGCCGGTGACTTCGACGAAGCAGGTGCCGAAGCCGGTGGCGCCGGTGGCGGCCGGCGTGATCTGGTGGCCGGTGCCGCCCGCGCCGTTTTCGAGCAGCCAGAGCCGCGCGCGGCCGGACCAGCCGCCGACCGTGAATTCGGCGCCGATCGCGCTGTAGCTGGCGAACGCATTCTTGTTGTCGGTGAAGCTGATGCCGGTGCCGTCGGTGAAGACGGCGACGACGAAGGCCGAGCCGGTGGCGGCGGTGTTCTTGGCGGCGGTGCTGGCACCGGCGGCCAGGAGTTCAACATCGCTTTGGCCGATGCCGATTGCCATGGCGGCTTACGTCCAGCGCTGGCCGCCGCGGTTGTACTTGATGGCGCAGTAGTCGATGTCGAAGTTGCGGGCGGCGGCGGTGGCGGTTTGCACCAGGAAGCCGAGCATGCAGCCGGTGGTGGGCTGGTTGGCGCTGTGCGTGAAGGCGAGCGCGCCGTTGATGGCGAACTGCCAGCTGCCGTTTTGCAGCCGCACCATCTCGAGCTGGTACCAGTTGCCGGCTGTGACGGCCACGCTGCTGTTGTTGCTGGTGGTGGTCGAGGCCTGCCGGGTGTTGGTTTGCCAGTTGGCGTTGGCGGCCGGATCGAATTCGAACCACGCGCCGGCGGTGCCGAACTGGTCGGCCGTGGCCACGCTGACGTCGACCCCGAGGCCGAACTTCCACACGCCGGTGGTGATGGTCGGGATGGCGACGATGCCGCGGATGCGGCTGAAGTCGCTCGGCGTGAGGGTGGCCGCGGTGGCCGAGGCGCCCAGGTGGATGCGCTGGTTGTTGCCGGAGGTGGCGCCGGTGGCCAGGCGCAGCACGCCCGGATGATTGGCCGCGCCGTTCTGGAAGCCGGCGGTGCCGCCGGTGGCGGCGGTGAGCCCCCAGCTGAGATCCGAGATGTTGCCGGTGGTGACGAGGGCGCCGGAGACGAATTCGTCGTCGTCGTCGAAGGCGTCTTCGACCGCGACGCGCTTGTCGGTGAGCATGGCCGACGTGAGCGTGGTGGTGCCGGCCGGGATGTACACCATGCAGAGCAGCGCGGCGTTGGCCGGCATGGCGGGCGCCACGGGCGCAGCGGCAGCCGAGCCGGCGGTGATGGCGACGGTGCCGTTGTGGTCGATGGTGACAAGGTCGATGCGCGGGTTGGTGGCATCGGCGGCGCCGTGGGTGACATCGGTCTGCGCGGCGAAGGGGAAGTATTCGCCGACGCGCGCCTGGCCGGCGGCGATGCGCGTGGTGAGCCCCGAGACGACCGAGGCGGCGAGCCCGCTGACGACCCCGTAGGCGGCCTGCGCCTGCAGCGCGAAGATGTCGGCCGCATAGACGCCGGACTGCCGCTCGTAAGTGGCGTCGGCGTTGTTGGGGATGACGAGGGGCATGGGCTACACCCTCCCCCACCATTGCCGCGCGCGGTCGAGCAGGCGGGCGGCGTGGGGCAACAGATCGCGCGCTTTGTCGCTGCCGGCCTCGCGCTGGGCGTACCACTCGGCGATGTGGAGCAGCAGCCAAGCCTTGACGGCGGCGGGCACGGCGGCGGCGAGGCCGTAGCCGGCGACGAAGCGCACGCGCACGGCGTTGGCATAGTCGCCGGCGGCGGGCCAGTCGGTACCGGCGGCGGGGAGCACCCAGCCAGGGGCGGCGACGGCATCGAGCGTGTAGGCGGACGGCGCGAGGGTTTGCTCGGTGCCGGCGGCGTCGAGGTACTTGACGCTGACGAGGCTTTGCACCGGCGGCATGCCAAGCTCGATGGCGCCGCCGGCCGCCGGGAAGGCGTCGAGCGTGCGCTCCCAGGTTTGGGTGACGAGCGCCCCGCCGATCTCGTGCTCGGCCTGCTCGCGCACGGCGGCGACGAGGCCGTCGATGAGCGCGTCATCGGCCGTGAGGTCGGCATCGATGCGGCACTGGAGCTTGGCCTCGGCCCGCGTGACGGGCTCGTCGGCCGGCGCGGTGATCAGGGTGAGGGGCATGGGGCGCTCGGGGTGGGTGGCTACCACGGGTGGGACAATGTCGACGGCTATCCGCTGGAACTCTCGGCCGAGGCGCTGAGGATCCGGTGGAAGATCATCGATGAGATCCCTGTGCCCGACGAGGGCACGGCGAAGGAGCGCGCGGCGATCGCGGCGTTCAAGCTGTTCATGGCCGTGGCGTCGGACCCGGACGCGCAGCTCGCAGGAGCACTCGCCAAGGGGATGACTCGCGTACGGCGTACGAAGGGGGAGACGAGCCACGGGAGCTGGGGCTACCAG